CTTGAGCATCTTGGGCACTTTCAAATGTCCAACGAGCTTGCAACTTACGAGTCTTAGCTTCAACAGCTTGCTTCAGGATCTGGACGGAAATTTGCTTACCGCCAGTACCTTCCATGGTAGCTGTAGCACCACCAGTGTAGCTAGTAGCTGTAGCTGTGTTCTGAGGAACAGTAGAGTAAGCAGTAGCAATGGTGAATGGTGACAGAGCTTCTTGGCCGGCTGTTACAGAAGTAGCAGCAGCAGAGCTGTCAGTCAAGCTCTGAGCGTAACGAACACGCAGAGTGTGGATCTGACCAACTGGACCGGTCATTGGCTGAACGCCGACCAACTCGTTAGCGATAACGGTTGGCATGACACGTCGGATAACAGGCAGAATCACACGGTTAAGTGTGGCGATGTTACCAGCAGTGGTGGAACCTGCGGAAGCGTTTTCCTTCAGGTACTTGCGAGTGTTTTCGAGGATAACACCCATGCTATTGCGCTTGGTGCCTTGCAGACCTTCGAGCAGAGCTTCCTTGGTCTCGCCCCAGCGACTTTCTAACAATTGTTCTGACATTTAAGTCTCCTAAAAATTAAATTACAGTCCAGCCAAACGCTTGAGGTCAATCACATTGCTGCGATCTTCATCAGTTGTTCGTACAGGAACAGTCTTATCACCGGTAACTGCGGAAACGCTTTCTGTGATCACGGGTTTTGCTTTCACAGAGCGGTCTTCCAGCACTGCTGGTAGATACTTTTCGAATGCGTTTTTCAGACGTGAAGTCTGTACGCTTTCGAGCAAATTACGCATGACTTCGGCCTTTTCGCGGTTAAGCGGGCTCAGCAATTCGCGCATAGTGGTTTCGCGCTCATTACTTTCTTTAATCATACGCAGTTCGCGTTCTTTTGACTCAACAACGGCTCGCGCCTTTTCGCTGAGTTTAACAGCTTCAGCCAATTGCTGATCTTTGTTTGCTAACAAGCTGTATAGCTTGCGTACTTCGGCTTTCTCATTGAGGTGAGTAGATCCGAATTCAGCAGCATACGCTTCAAAGATACGACGACCAAAATTATTCTCGCGAGCAATCTTGATGTCTTCTTGCAATTGATTGAGTTCACTCTTAAGGTGACGGCTAACAGCCTGGCTCATCTTTTGGGCACTTTCCTTAACGAAACGTGTCTTGAGAGTTTCCAGCTTCTCACGAGCTTCACGGACGAGGCGGACTTTTGTTTCCACCACTTCACGCTTGTCTTGTGCGAATTCCTGAATTTCTTTTGCCAGTGCATGCACCATGAAGTTCTCCATCTTCTGAAGTCCTTCTGCGTGCATTTTGCGGTCCTTGCGCAGTTCGCCAATTTCTTCAGCTAACTTAGCAACCAAGAAGCTATTAAACTTCTGTGCTGATTCCTTCATTTTAGCTTGGAATTTGACGCGATCTTCTACCAGTTGTGCTTTTTCAGCAGCAACGGCTTGGATTTCTGCGGCAAGGCTTTCTGTTACCATCTTGTCAAGAGCTTCAACCATGACTGACTTGTCGTGCTCATAGCGTTGTGCGAACTCCTCACGAAGTTCGGCACGAGCCTGCTCACGAGCTTCATTCAGCTTGGCTTCCCAAGCTTCATTGATCTCTTTACGAGTGTCCTCGGTGATCAGGTCACTATCTAGCAATGGTTTGATAGCATCTAACATGCCTGGTTCTCCTTAAATTTTGAGTTCCTTGATGAGCTTGACAACCTCGCTCTTCAAGTACCTCTGCACTTTGTTGTCCTGGCCAGCTTCTTTTGCAATCTCTAGCAGGCGATGACCATAATTCATGTTCATCATACTTTCGTACACTGCCTTGGGATAAGCATTTGGAGCACTAGGCTGGGCAACCACATCTATAGTGACAATTTCAAAGTCACTTACATGTCCTGTTCTGTCGTCGACATTTCCTGATCCACGACTTGATACTCCCAGTTTCACGCCTGATTGCAGCAAGGTCTTGATTAAGTTACCCATGGGGGTAGGCAAAATCTTGAGCTTGCCGCAGCCTGCGGTTCCATCCATCCACATTTCTTCTACACTATGGCACACGCGGTCTAAGTTAATTTTCAGATCGTCTGGATGATCAACTTCACCTAGAACCGAATAACCTTCAGCGATCTGTTTGTTAATTGTGTTAACCGCTTTAGTGATTTCGTGTAGAGGGTACACACGCTCGTTTGCATTACGCTTGTTACCCTCAATGCAGATGCCCTTGAGATACAGGTTCTTACCGCCATTCATGTCGGCTTCTTCCAAAACCTGGATATTAGCTTGATGAAAGGTAAGTTGTTCTCTTAGGGTTTTCATGCTTAGTTGTGCTTGCTAGGAATTACACTCTTGGTGTTTACGCCAGAAGCCTGTGTTTTAACAGGAGCAGGAGCAGCACTCTTGAATGCTTTCTTGCCAGCTTCTTGTGTAGGAGTTACACCAACTTCTTTGGTAGTGTTCTTGTAAGCAGCGGTGTCGTGATGGCCACCCATGCTAGCACCTGTGTGTACAGGCTTTACTGTGCTACCGATTGGGCCCTTGGCACCAGCGTTTGCAGCCACGGTAGACTTTTTGTTTACACTGCCTTCTTCACTGGTAACTGGCTTTGGGGCTGCTTTGAGGTCTAGACCTTCCATCATGCCCACTTCCATTTCTTCAGTGTCGTCCATTTCAATAGCGTCGCCGCCTTCGTCAGCGCCGAAACCATCGCCGTCGCCCATGTCAGCACCGCCTTCGTCGCCCATTAGGTCTTCGAATTCAGCCATGAGTTGGTCTAATTTGTCTTCCAGGTTCATGATGTCGTCTTTGGTAGCTGGCTCGCCGCTGCCGCCTTCATCACCACCAAAATCGTCGCCGCCATCGTTTCCAAAGTCAGCTTCTTCGTCTTCGCCTTCTTCTTCGGCTTCCATGCTCATGTCGCTTTCTTCTTCAGCTTCGACTTCATCAATCAAGTCGTCGCTAGCGTCACCGCCCATGTCGCCTTCGTCCAGCTCTTCTTCAGCGCCTTCGTCCAGCTCTTCTTCAGCGCCTTCGTCCAGCTCTTCTTCAGCTTCTTCAGACATGATGTCTTCGTAAATCTGACGTGACTTCTCTACAACGATGTCGTGGAAAAGTTCACGTGCTTTTTGTTCTTCGTCATTAATGACGTACTCAATGAGTTGTTCAAAACGGTTCATAAGGTAAAAACTCCTATAGGTAAAGTATGCTGTTATTTAAGACAGAAAAGAAAAAGACGCGGTTTAATGCCGGAAAATGAAGATAAATGCCAACTTTTATGCTGCTGGAGGTGCAACTTGGCCATATTGCTGACGAATCAGCTTGAGTTTTTCTTTATACTCGTAGGTTCTGACGTCATTCATTTTTCTCAATTTATTGAGCTGACGCAGAGTCAGGCGACTTTTTCGAGTGTCGCCTAGCTCCAGCTGACTGTTGTCTGCTGACAAGTCCTGATATGCTTCAGGCTCTTTTTGGAAAAATTCAGTAAGAATCATAGTAATATTTATACCGTTGGCGGTGCTGCGCCGCCAGCTGGACCTGCTGGTGCTGCCGGCATTGGAGCTCCAGCATCAGGACCCAAGGCTGCGGTAGAAGGTTCCATACCGGCTATTTCTTCGCCTGTAGAGATGTCTGATTCTAAACCGCCAGGTGTAATGCCCACGCTACGCAGGTCCTGACCTGTAGTAGGCTGCATGTCAGGGTTGTCTCGCTCTTCGCGCCACATTTCTTCGTTCTTCTTGATTTCGTCTTGTGTTAAGCCCAGGAATCGTTCCAACAAGAAACGCTTGCTCATGTAAGGCAGTGCTTCTAATCCTTGGAAAGCAGTGATGCGAGTATTGTCTAGTTCGCTTTGACGATAGCTAGCAAAGTTCTGTGGTGCATTAAATTTGATGTTGAAAAGACCAGAGTCAATGTTGAAACCGCGCCACTTCAAGAACATCTTGAATTCGTCGTCTAGTTTTTGTGCAATCAACTGCTGCAAACGCTCGCAATACTGGTTAAAACGATACTCTTGAATCAATGCTGTGCCCACTTTACCGTCAGTCATAGCACGGTCTGAGTCATCGGGACCTGTGGGCAAATAACTTGATGGCACACGCAAACCACGTGCCATTTTGTTGTTGAAGTATTTCAAGTCGTCAATTTCGCCCAGATTCTGACCGCCTGGTAGGGTTTCAACCGATGATCCGCGACCGTCTGCTGTCTGTGGGAAAAAGTAATCTTCGTTGATGCTGAGTGGGTTGTAACTAGCATCCATCATATTAGTGCCGCCGCCTGTGACAGTGGGGATTCTGCGCTGGTGCATTTCGTTTTTAATACGTTCAACGAACTGCATAGCAAGGTGACTAGGCATGTTACCTACGTCAATCTTGAAGATTCGGCGCTCCGGAGCACGCTGCACACGATAGATCAAAATAGCATCTTCCAGCAGCTCTTTCTGCTTGAATACCTTGTAGATATTTTCCAAGATACTGCGACCAAATGGCCAAAACACATCTAGACCTTCGTTCAGGCTCATGTGTACAATGTGCTTGGCATCCAAGCAAACTTCGTTCATGGCCTGCATAAAGCGGCTGTTGCCCACCCCGCCACCGGTACCGCCGTTGGGCATGGTATAGTTTGCAGATCCAGCAATGGTACCTGTCACAGGATTGGTCATGTAGTCTGTGGTAGTCTTTGCTGCCACAGTCATGTTCTGGAAGTTGGGGTTGATGTCACGGATAACATACTGCTCGGGGCGCTTGCCTTCGCTTTCGTTGACAATAACACGAGCCACTTTGCTCATGTCAACCCACATCATTTCAAATGTTTCTGGATCGCGTACAAAAACTTGATCGCCGTACTTGATTGTGTTACGGAACAGTTTGAAGATACGTTGATCTAGTTTGTTGAGTTTGACCCACTGCTGTAGCTGCTTGCGCACAATGTCAATTTCGTGATCAGTGGGCTTGTCATTGTACTGAATGTCAAACGGAGTGTGGTTTTGCTCGTTCATTTGAGTTGAGAACTCAGCAATGATATCCAAGCAAGCATTGATCTCCGAATCCATGTCCATGTTTTCGTATTGATTGTAACGCTCAATACGGTTTGGGTGTCCAGAGTACACTTCAGGCAGACGGCTGGCGTAGTTGCGGAACACTAGGTCAGCACGACTGTCAGTTCCATCATTTTTGCCGTAGCCCGGAAAGCCATCTGAATAGCGTCCCGAAATAGGGCTCAGTGTTCCTGATGTATCAGCAACTTTGAAATATTTTTTCCAACCGGTTTTGTTTTGATCTGCCATGGTGTGTTATTTACCGTTAGTTTGCAGCCACCTGCAACAAGCGGCCGCTGATACTGTTTTGCTCTTTTTGTGCTCTCAAGAGGTCATTTAGCAATCCCACCAATTCGCCTGTGCGATCAGAATTTTGCTGCAAGATAGTAACAAGATCACGCATGGAACCAGGAGTTTCAAGACCTTCTGGCAATTCTGGCATTGTTGCATCTAAGTTGGATGTTTTAGCGTCTTCTAATGCTGTTAGCATTTGATTCTGCATTTCCTCAATGTTGAGTTTCAAATCTTCAGAGTTAATTCCAGCAAACGATGGCATCTGTATATTGGCAACAGGCTGCGACGACATTGCGGATTCGACACTCTTGAGCATGTCTTGGATAGACCCTGCTGATGGTCCCATGTCTCCTGACAGTTGCACTGGTACTGCACCATTCTTCAACGGAATAACTGCTTCCATACCATGCATGATAATGTTGTTGTAGCCCTCGTCTGGACCATCAAACACACCGCCTTCTTTGGCTTGGAAGTGAACTTTGTCGTTTGGTACTTTCTGGAAAAGACCCTGTCGATTAAACGCTGCAATAGCAGCAGGATCAGCATAGTTCTGAATGTCAACTGCTGCACCTTTTTCGTGCAAGCTAGAACCGGGTCTAGCAACTTTGTCACCTGTGGGTCCAATACCTGGGCGGCCTGCGGCCACAGTCTCTGCATACAGTCGTTCCTGGTCTTTGGGATCACGCTTGGCGCTGTTGATTTGAATTTGCTTGCCAGTTACTGCTTGATATTCTTCTGAGGCACGCAGCACAGCATCTTTAAATGTTTGATCCAAAGATTCAAATGCTGTTTTGCTACCTGAACGCTCTGTGAACTTTAGTAGTTTGTCTGTGTCAAGTTTAGCAGAAGCTCCTTCGCCTTCAATTCCTTTCGATTGAGGTTTTGCTGGCGTAGGTGCTGTTCCGCCTGCTGGTGCACCCCCTCCCCCCGATGGTGCTGGTGCAGGCCCGGCGCCGCCCGGTGCTGCTGGTGCAGTTGTTGCGCCACCTTTGCTGCCCGGTGCTGCCGGTGCTGCTGGCGCAGCTTGAAACTTTCCTTCTTTTTTCAAGTAAGCTGATTCAGATTCTACACGTTTTGCTTGTGCAGTATCTGCTAGATTTTCAAGAGCACCGATGCCTGTAACTCGTCCAAGTCCTCGGGCAAATCTTTCCATGCCTCGGGCAACAGAACTTTGAGCTTTTTCAACTGCACTAGCACTTTCCCAGTTCTTTTCATCTTGAGACTTTGTAGCTGTTTTTTCTTCTTTGCTAGGTCCTTTGCCTATTCCAAGAATGTTTAACAATCCGTTGGCTGCATCAGTGAGTTCTTTGAAAACACCTGTGAGCTTTTCTGTAACATTTCCTAACTTGTTGGTAACGTCAAGAGCGTTGGAGATGCCCTTGAATACTTCTTTTTCCATTTTCTCGTTAAGCTCTTGCTGTTGCTTAACGTTGTCAGCATACTGTTTTGTAATGCCATCTGCACCTTTGGCTTGTTTTTCCTGCTCAGTTTGCACAAGCTTGGCCATTTCGACTTTGTCTTTTTCAGCAAAGATGCCCATTTTGAGCTGACCAGCGTAGTCTGTGGCATAGTCATTGAACGTTCCCATTTGTGCTGAGAAGTTCATGTCCTTGGCTACTTGTCCGGCAGCTTTACCGATCTTTTGTGTGGCTTCGTATTCATCTATTTGCCCAGAAGTCAGCTTCTGGGTTGCATCCATCAACTCACCATAGGTACCACGCAGACCTTTTTGTGCAGCTTCAGTGCCTATCATTCCGGTACTGATGTCTCGGAACGCCTGGCCCATTTCTTTGCTCTGGCTACTGATAATCAAGTTAGCTCGTTCTAGGCGCTTGGCGGCTTCTTCGCCCTGTGTCATTCGAACTTCTTCTAACTTGGCACGGAAACGCTGCTCATTGCGAGCTGCTTCCATGTTCTTTTCCATTTCTTGACGACTCTCACCTGTGAGCTTGGAGAGTCCATCCATTTCATACAAATACTTTTTGGCGCCATCTGCAAGCTCTTTGTTGGTCATTGTCTGTGCTTTGCCCAACTGGGTTTGCAGTTTCAGGTAGCCCATGGTACCTTCGTTGATCTGCTCCTGTGTCAAACCGGCAGCCATGAGTTGCGCACGATAAGGTTCCATGGCCTTGCCAATGTCTTCGAAACGTTTGCGTCCTTCAAATACACTGCCTGCAAACAGTGCTAGATCTTTGGAGTTGTTGCCGATCAACCCAACGTACTGATCTAGCTCGTTCATTGACAGGCCTAGCTTCTTGGCACCTTGGAACACGCCAGTCATGCCATCGCCAGCCGCAGCACCTGACTTAGCTAGTTTGCTGTAGCCAGTGTAGACCTTGTCGGCCATTTCGTTGGCTTTTTTAACATACTCAGCAGTGGCTGTCGCTGCGGCAGTAACACCGGCAATAAACAGTTTGATAATAGGTCCACCAGGTACTAACATAGCTAGTGCTGCACCAGCAAGTTTGGCAGCATTGGACATTTCGTCAATAGCACCGTTGAATGCAGCAGCGCCCTTTTTGCCTTCGTACATAGCTCCAGCAGCAGCCATGCCTGCTTTGGCTATGCCAGTTAGTGCATCAGCAGCAACTTCTGACCCTTTGGAGAGCTTGTCTAGTCCTGGTTTAGATTTGGCCGCAGTGTCTTGAAAGTCGTTGACAGTGGTCTGACTCATTTTTGAAAGCATCTGCAAACTGCGGTTGAGCTGCTCCACCGTGTTTGCTAGTTCTTGTGTTTGCTGATTTACGTCGGCCATGTTCTAATACCCATAAGTAGAACTATATTTATAGGTGAAAAATGAACCAAACTGCTAACCCATTACGTCAGTATTTCCGTCGCCCCAGCATCTATTTGAGACTACCTAGCGGCGGTGAATTTTGGCCGCAAGAATCACTGGCCTCAACTGAAAGCGGCGAATTTCCTGTTTTTCCCATGACTGCCATTGATGAAATCACGTACCGCACACCTGATGCACTGTTCAATGGAGAGGCTGTGGTCTCAGTTATTCAAAGCTGTGTGCCCAACATTCGAAATGCTTGGGAAGCACCTGCAACTGATATTAACTCTATCTTGGTTGCTATTCGTATTGCCAGTTATGGTCACGAACTGGAGTTAGGAACTGTTTGTCCAAACTGTAGCAATCAAGCCGAATATACTCTGGACTTGCGGACTGTGCTGGACCAACTCAAGAGCCCAGATTTCAAACACACTATCAAGCACGGGGATTTGGAGATTTTCTTCCAGCCTATTAGCTATCGCCATCAGCACGAGACCAACAGTGTACAGTTTGAGGAACAAAAGATGATTCAGATGATTCCTGGATCAGATTTGCCCGACGACGAAAAGTTGCGCAGACTTAATGCTGCACTCAAGCGTATCACAGAACTCACAGTCAATGCTCTCAAGTACAGCATTGCAGGCATTCGTACTCCCACAGCATTTGTTACTGAAACAGAGTTCATTCAAGAGTTTTTAAACAACTGCGATCGCAAGCTGTTTAATCAAATTCGAGATCATGTGATTGATCTTAGGCAGGTCTCTGAACTCAAGCCACTGCATATCAAATGCACTGAATGTAGTCACGAATATGACCAGCCACTAACGCTGGATATGGCAAGTTTTTTCGAAGCCGCCTCCTGAACCTAAGCTACGAAGAAATTGACAAGTTGGTCCAACAAATGGATCAGGAGGCAGATGCACTGCGAAAACAAGGACTCAAAATGTCATGGTACATGCGTGGTGGTGCCTCTTACGAAGATGTCATGAACATGAGTTACCACGAGCGCACAATGCTCAACGAACTGATCAAAGAAAACCTCGAAACCACGCAGAAATCCAAGCTGCCATTCTTCTAATGTTAGACCTAGACACAGTTAAAAAAGACATCGAGACCTGGATTGTGAACTTTTGCGAAGTTGCACATCCAGCTTTAGGCAACTTCCCGCCATGTCCTTACGCTCGCAGCGCAAGATTAAAAAACAGCTACGAAGTATACCTGGGCATGGATCCATACTATGATCTCAAGAACAGAGCACGCATGGGTATGGGCAACCGAGAAGTTATTATCTATGTCTACGACCCCAAAGAGTGGCCACATCCGTTGTTTAGTGCTAGCTTGCACAGCGCCAACACAGAGTTTTTGTTAGACGCTGATATCTTAGCACTGGAAGATCATCCCGCAGACGTAGAAGATGTCAACGGCGTTATCATGAATCAAGGGACCTACGCCATGGCCCTGGTACAAAGTCTGTCAGATCTAAACGCCAAAGCCAAGCTAGTGGCCAAGAAAGGTTTCTACGATACTTGGCCAGAAGAATACCTACAAGCATTGTTTCAGCACAGAGAGGACCCACGCCAATGAGCTGGCAGTTTGGTCGCATTGATCTTAGTAAGACACACTATGTCAATGATCTTGACTGTCACTTGCTGGACCCTGTGCCTGTAAACGATGTACAACGTGTGTACAGAGACTACTGTGTTCACAAGCATTTCCAAAGTGTTATGCCCATGCTGCCCGGTAGACTCACGGATGCCAGCACAGAAATCATCGGCTACTACGATCAGGATAGGTTAGTGGCCTGGAGCATGTACAGACTCTGGGACCACGAAAACATACTCAGCGATCACTTTGCTTGGGACTATCGTAATCCCAAGCTTAGGCTGGGCATACGCAGCATAGAAAACGAATGTGCAATCTACAGAGATCGCGGATACCGCTACATGTACTTTGAAGCGGTGGAACCTTATATGCTAGACATACAAGGATTTGAAATACTAGGACCAGTAAAATAATGGATATCTATACAATTTGGGCAAACAAAGAAGGCGACATTTCTGACCTAGACTGGGTCAACGGCATGAAAAGTTTCTTTGATCATTTAGTAAGCGAAGGCAAAATGGAAAGCTACAGAATCACACGCTGTAAAATGGGCTTCCGTAGTATTGCAGACATGCCTGAGTGGATGATTCTCATGGAGTTTAAGGACATGGGACAAATGGATTCAGCGTTTCGCAGAGTTGCACCGCTGGAAGGCGAACTTGAAACCAAACACCGGAGCTTTAACCAGTTTGTTGCTGGTGACATTCAACACGCATTGTTTCGTGACTGGCCGGATCAGAACCTATGATAGTACAAGCACCTATTTCAGTAGGCGAGTTGATTGACAAGATAACAATCTTAGAAATCAAACAGCTACATGCAATAAACGATCAACAACGTGGCAACGTAGAACAAGAACTGGCCCTGCTGTCAGAGATTGCCAGCAGCCTAAACCTGTCAGCCCATGTGCAAGAACTCAAAGAACTGCTAAAAGAAGTCAATCAAGCTCTGTGGTACATTGAAGACTTTAAACGTCAATGTGAAGCTCGTCAGGACTTTGGTGCTACGTTTGTTGATGCTGCCAGACAAGTGTATCTCAAGAACGACCGACGTGCATCGCTCAAACGCAAAATCAACGAAGTCAGTGGCAGCAGCATCGTAGAAGAAAAAATTTACTAACAAGGTCTGCGTATGACAAATAAAATTGTTGCTTTTTTAACTGGGCAAAATAACGGATGCACATTTCTTGATTGGAGTGTACTGTATCTATCAGGCCAGACACAGTTCTATTCATTTTTAGATCAAGGTTACATACCTTTAACGCACAACCCTGTGACTTCTCTCAATGCTCACGGACACAAGAAAAATCATTTGTGTGGAACCAAACGAAATGCCGAAGAAATTGAAAAATTTTTAAACCAGCAACAAGGGTTGCTGACCTTGTACCCTCGGGCTATATTGTTACGTGATGCAGCCAAACAACATGGCCTAGACATAGAGTCTTTGAATCTCACCCCAGACATAATCAACACCCTTGAAGATACCGTAGCCCAGGACCTGAGAAATCTTTGGTTACATCTAGATTCTTTGCAGTCCAAAATAGTGTATGTCGACGATGACCCTAATCTAGCAATGGCCCACATAGATCGACGCAGCATCGAGGGCGGAATCAAAATTTTTAAAAAGTCAATTACTTTGCAAGAACTCGATGAAGAGTACCAAGAACTATTTTATGCAGACAGTGTGAAAACCTGGCGGGAATTAGGGCTAACAAACATCTGGGATGAAAGAGAACGTCGCGCATTGGATTTTCGACTGCACCTCGACTATACTCAATCCCGGCAACACCTGTTACCGTTTGAGTTACCACATCTACGTATCACTACGGCTGAGTTATGGACTCAAGGAGAATGGGTCATAAAAAGAGTCATGGACTTCTGCGAACTTGAGATTGATCAATCTCGCTGGGAACATTGGATCAATGTGTATCGTCAATGGCAGATGATTTTTCAACAGAGAATACTGTTCTGTTATCGACTACCAACAATAATAAAATCTATTGTTAACAACTGGTACTACGACATCGGCGAACTCACATTCATGCAAGAAGTTGTTGTGCAACATCTGTTGATTTACAAACACAATCTCAATCTCAAAACTTGGGAATTATCTAAATTTCCACACAATGCACAAGATCTACATAAACTGCTAGAACCCAACATACATCTAGTTCCAAACATCTATAATTCATGATCTACTTCGTAGATCAGTTGTTTTCGCTTACGCTCAACAACTTGTATTTCTAGAGCGAAGCGATTTAAAGTTTCATCCAGATTCAATGGTCACACTTTGCCCGCACAGGGCAAAGAAACTTCATCCGAGTTCGGCAAGTCACACAGCATTATGGCATTACAGAGGCGGTTGTCCGGTACCTCGAGCCACGTCTTATTACAACGGCGGCTGACATAATACATGCTGTCGTATCATGCCAACGTGCTGCCCCACGGCAGCGTCATTTTAGCTTTTTATATTCTGTTCAAACAATCAAACCGCAAGCATTTCGCGATCGTCGTCCTGTCAAGGATAGTGATTGAGTGCTCACTAGCGCGGTGAGGCTTCCATCCCTGCGATCCGAGATCCAGGTCTAGGGCACATGAAGTTGACCTGTGCGAGTCTTAACTGCTTAAAGTTTGCCTATGATGTGACTACCATGAACACGTACTTGGATGTGTCCGTTGTAGTAGTCTTTTGATTCTAATACACGTCGGGAAAATTGTTCTCTTGCTTCAATGTAACTGCATTCGGCTTTGCTTTTACAATAATATAGGATTTCGCGTTGGAATTTGTCTGTGCCTAACTGTTCCACATCCTTGGTAAGCTCGGGGCTGCTACCGTAATAGTCTCGCCAATCGCTATCCACCTTGGTGCGGATCTTCTTTTTCTTTTTGCTGCCGTTTTTTAATTTGACTGTCTTTTGTGTAGTCTTAGAGAACTTTGCTAGTTTTTTGCCTATATACATGCGGCCGTTTGTGGTGTTTGTGATTAGGTACACAAACCCCACACAATCTTCAGGTAGAGTGTCTACAGGTTGATTTTGATACAGCCAAGTCATGCATAGTAGTTATCGCTTTCACCACGATGTTGCGTAATTCTCATCTACTAGCGAACTACGGCATTTGGTTTGACACTCTTGCCAACCAAACGCACGGAATTCTGAGTTCCAAAAACTATCTGCTAACACTTGCTCTAGGGTTTTGTTGTGTAAGTTAAAGTTGTTTGCTATTTGCTGCCAGTCTGAATTGTGATTGTATCTGTTGGCTACCCAGCAGCAAGGGAATAATCTGCCGCGGGCATCAATGTACAAACCTTTGTTGCCTATCTCGCACAGCGGTGTAACACCGTTGTGACTTTGTGTTTGATTGAATAGTTTTAAGTTTGTCAGGGGAATCTCTTGCCAGGCACCTTGTTCAGATAGTGGCGTGATTTCACGTTCAAATCTGTGAGAACCACTGACAAACTTCACGCTGGGCTGTAGTGGATCCTCGGCACCATAGCTGGGATACACACTACCAAACTTTGTGCTCTTGGTTAGCTGGAAACGATCCACACCAAGTTTGCGGGCAAAGTCCCGCATGAAGTCTAGTCTATGTTCGTTGAACTTGAAAGCTATTGCAGCCCATACAATCTGACAAGAGCTAGTGGCTCTAAGTGTTTGTAGCCCTGAAATGATGCTGTCATAGTCGCTGTTGACTCTGTAGAGATTGTTGCTGTTGTTGTCGTAGCCGTCGATGCTGAAATGAACGCTGTCATGGCTGTCTAGTAGCTGTCCAAGTTCAATCCACCATGCTGATTTTTTATGTGAGCCGTTGGTAATGATCACTATCTGTACAGGTTTGATACTCTTAAGATAACGTATGATATCGATTAAGTCGTGAGCATAGATAGGATCGCCATCGTCGCCGCAGAACGTAATTTTTTCTACGTTGGCCAGCACAAACTCTGGAGTAAAGTTTCGTTTAAAGAATTCGAGATCTAGTTCAGTATTGACTAGACTGTTGGGCACTTCCTGGCGAGCACACCGCGGGCACCGCAGTGTACATTTGCTTGATACTTCAATGTGGAAATGCCAGGTAGCTAAACTCATGCTATGTCTACATCAGTATTATACTGTGTAAAGCCGTTTTCTTTGACCACTTTGAGAATGTTCTCAACGCGACCAGCTAGTTCGTCTTTGTGGCTCACAAGCCAGATTGACTTGTGACGTTCACGGCTCATCTTCTTCAGCAAGCCCAAGCCGTTCTCAACACCTTGTGTGTCCAAGCCGTTGTCCATGAGTTCGTCGATGAACAACAAGTTAATGGGGTGATACAAGCTTTCCCACACATCGCGGAATGCCCAGCTCATTGAAAGGATCAGTCGTGTGCGTTCACCACGCGACAAGTTATCAAAGTCCAGTTCACGGCCTAGTTCTTCAATGCTCACAGTTAAATCATTTTGGAACTTCACAGTGTGCGGCAAGCCAATACGATCCAAATAGTGTGTGAGACGTTGATTCAAGTAACTCAAATTTTGATCAATGATCTTCTTGCGAACAAAGCTGTCTTTGGATGTAAGCAGTTTCAACAAGAAATCTTGGTGTTCTTGTACTCGTGTAAGTTCATTGAGCGTGTCGTAGCTCACAGATTGCAAGGCCTTGCCTTGCATATCTTCAATTTGTTCTCCATACGGATCAACTTCAGATTGACGGTTTGTTAAGTCTTTGCGCAGGCTCTCAACTGAATTTTTGTGATTCAATGCTTCTTCTAATGTGTCATAAAACACAGTGGGCGCTGTGCCTAGTTCACCCAGATCGTCTTGTTCGTTTTCGTATTCCACAAGATCGTTGCGTTTTTCTTGCCAAGACGCATTGACTTCGCCTAGCTCTGTTAACTTGGCTTGTTTGATTTCGTCGTGCTTGTGATCGTGAACATCTTGACCGCAAGCGTGACACTTGTGTGCGTTCAGCGAAGCAAGATCCTGCTCGAGTTTGAGTCTGGACTTTTCTAGCTTGGAAATTTCTGCTGATATCAGTCGAATGTTTTTGGTACAGTCGTCAATGGCAGTTCTCTTCTTTTGAAAGCTGTCAAGGTCTCGGTGTGCTTGTACTTCGGCGTCAATATCAATGTGTTCAAGTGCTTCGATGGCTTGTGACAGTTGAGTTACATCCTCATCACGCTTTTTGGTCCATAGCACTTGTCGTTTGCGCAGGCTTTCGATCTGTTCTTCGATGCGCTTGTTGGCTTCTTGCACAGCACGAATGCGAAATTCTTCTTGACTAATAGCATCTTTGGTTGCTTTGTTAAGCTCTTTGATACGATCAGCACGTTCACTGAGTTGAGTAATGCCCAACAACTGCTCAATAATAGTGCGCTGTTCGTTGGCTTTTAAACTCAAGAACGGTTCGGTATAGGTGTTCAGCGCCAAGATATGTTTGAACATATCGTGGCTCATGCCCAAGATACGTTCAATGGCTTCTTGTGTTTCGCGACTGTCGCCTTGTGCCTCGTCTGTGGCGCTTTGTTCTTCGTTGTTGACGTAGAACTTTAGAACGTTGGGTTTGCGACCGCGCTCAATACGGTAGTCTTTGCTACCTACAGTGAAATCCAAACTTACCAACATGTGCTTGGCGTTGGTTTTGTTTACAAGATTATCTTTGCGAATATTTGACAAGGCATTGCCGTACAAAGCATAGCTTAGAGCATTGATAATAGTGGTCTTGCCTGTGCCATTGCGACTGCCGTCGCCGCCGAGATCTAAGTTCTCTCCCAACACTAGGGTCAGATCTCTGCGGTCAAAATCGATGCCTTGTGTGGCGTTGCCCACACTCATGAAGTTTCTAACTGTTAGAGTTTTAAAATGAATCATAGGTTTTGATAAATCTTCAACAACAATTTGTTGTCGTAAAAATCGGATTCGATGTTTGTGAGCTGATCCACAACAATTTGATCTACTGATTCAAACTTGACATCACCGGGAGCCATGTCTTCGTCTACGCCTGCGGTTTTGTTTGGGATTAAAGCCATTTCACGTAGACTGTATTGTTGGATAAACGTTTCTTTAATGAAGTTGGCTTCTTCGTAACTTATTTCAATGTCAAGATTGACCCTAACGTGCATTTTGGGCTGAAGAAGAGATGCTGCGTTATCAATAAGGTTTGCAAGGCCGTAGACTCTGTACGTCGGTTGAGCAGGCCAAGCATGAAAAGTAGGCGCTGATCCCCATTCCAGTACGGTGAGACCTCTTTCGTCGTCACCAGCGTCTGCATAATTGTGAGGGAAAGCGTTACCGATGTAGGTAATATTCTTTTTAGTTTGTCGCTTGTGAAAGTGCCCGGTAAACACATGACCAAAGCCCGAAAGATCCTCGCGCTTGATTTCCCCATGATCTGGCATCTCCACCATTGCGTTCATCAAATAACCGGGCAGCTCAAAGTGCCCAAACAAGTATTCACCGCTTAGTTTGGCCAAGCGTTTATGATCGTCTCCACATAGCCAAGGGGCAATAGTGACATTACCGTGGCTGAACCAATCATTGCAGATTTCCACATTAGGGAGGTGCTTCGCCCACTCCACGCTTTGAATGTCACGTTTATCGCGATAATATAGATCGTGGTTACCAGGAATAAAATACACACGCTCAAAATTGGCATTCAAGTGCTCCAAGGCCCGCAGGCTGTAGTTCAGTGTGACAATGTTTAGACTGGCACGGTTGTTGTGCCAATCACCTAAGAACAAGCAAGTTTCGCAGCCCTCTTGTTTGGCTTTTTCGGTTGCCCATTTAACAAAAGCCAAACAGTCTTCGTTGTGAATTACACTGTTTGACTTCAGTCCAAAATGGATGTCAGTAAAGATGGCTGCTTTGCGAAATAGATTACTCATTCCGCTATTGTATTACTCATCTAGGCTAGATACAACCGGTCCGGACATTTCAGCTGCACTCTTGCCCCCGGCGTTTTGGCGGGTCCAACTTGGGTTGAGTCCGTTGATCTCCAAAATGTCGTCACGGATGTTCTGCATCTTTTTCTCTATGTTAAGAATCCGCGTAAAACTATTAGTGATCGCAGCAGTGTAATACGCAAACGGGTTCTGGCTCTTAGATTCGTCGAATTGTAGACCGATCTGACTAAGCTGTAGAAGAGCTTGTCCACGCATTTCTTCGTTGTAGGTGTAGCCACGCCAATTGCTCCTTGTTGCATAACGCTCGCACAGCTTCATAAACATCATAGCCAACTTGCGAGTCATTTGTCCGTGATCTTTGCAGAATTCACCTGTGGTCAAATCGCCCTTCCAATGGCTGCGACCCACAATGTAAGGCGCTTTTTCGTCGTCAATTCGGTAGTGCTCAAATGGGGGGAAGTTTACTCGCACATGGTTCATGTCCAGCACAGGAGCATCCACAAGTCCTTCTATGGGATCGTCTTCTGCAACGTCTTCCAGTTCAAAAATCTCGTCGAGCTTTTTCTTTTTTTGCTCGGCTTTGGTAAGCTTTTTGGGTGCCATGGGAATGTGATCCCAGCATGTGATGCGAAACACAAGGTCTGTGTTGGCAATCTTTTTAGGATCAACAATTTCCCCTGTTTCGCGTTTGATACGATCTGCACGGTTTCTACGTGCTTCTGCCACTGTGCGCTGGTTAATTTTGTCCAGGCTGGGCAGGATGATATCGTATTGGTGATCAGCATCGCGGTCTCGGTACCAGCAGTAGGTATTTTTACTGAGGTGAATCTCTTTGAGAATGTCTCTGTTGTTGAGATAGTTTACTTTTGCAGGGGTCTTGGGTAGTAAAGTCATAGATGTATGTATTGTAGCATTTTTACAACAATTGTCAACCATATTTATTCAAAATCATAGCCGTTTTTGCAATCCATAAATAATAGATCGAAAGGCAAGCTAATCAATGTCGACAGAAGCAACTAATCAACCAGTGTCAGCACAGGCCGCAACCACGGGCACAGGCATCTCTGTTACTGCACCTACGCCCATTGGTTCGCCAGCAGACAACACCATTGGCTACCAGTACGGCAGTGCAGGCGAAACAATTGCATTAGATAATTTAAGCCTTGCTGAGCGTCAAAAGATTCAACAGGTATTTGATGAGAATCCTGCAATTAAAAACGTCGTTGAGCAAGCCTACAGCATTGACCCGGGTTTAGAAACGTTTCAGCCTATTACTGCAAATCTTGTCACTGGTCTTGCTGCTGAAGTAAAACGCATTGGCTTTGAAGATGCCTCACAAAACTTTTTGAAACAAGCTCAGAATCTCGTGGGTTTTGGCGAGGCCACTTGGTTCCAGCAACAGAATCGTGGAAATACCAAATGGGCCAACTATCAAAAAGCCATATTGTCCTACAGCCCTGTGCTGCCCCAGGCCGAGTGGGAAGCATCGTTAAAGAAGTACACCGACATTGATCGCAATCTAGTTTATCGAGATCCCATTTCTGGACGAGGCGTTGCAGTTTTATTCGACGAGATAAAGAGGGAAGCTCGTGGCCTTGTGTATCTTGACAGCGACGGAGAAAGATTCCGGAGTTCAATTTTTGCTTCGCCAGATTTGTACAGGGAGGCCGAAACCTTTGGTATAGATCTGTCGGGAATCAGTGTACTCAACGACAAACTAACTGCTGCAAACATAAAGTTTTTGCCTAGTCAACTATACAAAGGTTCAGATGCGGGCATCAACTTTGACAACATTGCAAACTACTCAAGCCTTGCTGTTTTTGCATCCAGCGACTATGTTAAAAATGCCACCGAACAGGCACAAGCACAATGGGCCATTGCTGAAGCAGCAGGATTCACTATTCCTCAATCGCAAAAAGACGCAGAGCTGCTGGTAATTCAACAAACTCACGAAATGGCCCTGCGGACTGAAGCTCTTCGCAACGGCAACACATCGGGCGAGCTTTCAGTCAACCAAAAGACCATTGTTACCAGGGTAGACACTGCTGACGGAATTGTCACCAATTATTCTGCAGTGTCGGCTAATACTCCGGTTGATGCTGCGTCTTCTAACCTATACAGCTCGGGACCCTCATCGTCTACTGCCATAGCTGCTGCTGGTGCAGTCGCTGCCTCAGCAGCTCGCAGCGGCGTAAATTTTACCGCCGGACCGGGAGGCACAGACATCTTAACCAACAGCGCCACCGGGGCAGTTACAGGAGTAGTTGATGGGGTTACAGGGGCTGTACAAGGTGTAGTCAGTCAGCCAGGCGACATTGCTGCTGGCCTGGCTGGACAAGCCAATGGATTAGTTGCTGGCGCTGGCGGCGCTGCTGGAGCAGTAGGCGGCTTGATAGGCCAAGCAGGAAGTGTTGCCAGTTTGGCATTAGCTGGATATCAAAGTGCTGCATCGGCACTGAGTTCAGCAGAAAGTCTCATCAGCGGCGCCATTAGAAATCCACCCCAGTTAGATGCTTCGTTGAGTCCGTTTATCCAAGCGGCGCAAAACATTGGCAGCGGTTTAAGCACTAGCTTGAATTCAATCGAAACTACATTTGGCGCATTTGGCGAGCAATTTTCAACATTGTTGAAAGCCAAGAATCAAGCCACACTAAACGCTCGTTACAATCAAGCAGCATCCAATGATTGGCGAGTGAGACTGAGCTTGGCACCTGGTGCTGATTACTTGTACATGTCCCCAGAATCTGAGCGAGGCATTTTGGGACCGCTGTTTGATACCAAAGGCGTGATATTCCCTTACATGCCCAGCATTGAAACTTCGTATGTTGCTAACTATGACAAGTATGATCTTGTGCATTCTAACTATCGCGGGTATTTCTACAAGAACAGTGCAGTCAATGACGTCAACATTCGTGCCACATTTACAGCTCAGGACACACAGGAAGCTAACTATTTGTTGGCTGTGATACACTTTTTCCGTTCTGTGACCAAGATGTTCTATGGACAAGACCCTATTCGTGGAGCACCCCCACCATTGGTGTATCTCAGCGGTTTGGGAGACTACCAGTTCAATGGACATCCTTGCTTGGTTTCTAACTTTAGCTACAGTCTGCCCAACGATGTTGATTACATTCGCGCTCTAGCACCCAACAACTACGGTAATTTGTTTAGCAAGCGAGAGCGCACAGGTAGCTCCAGCAGCGGCTTGTTGGGATCTACAGCAACACGATTAGTTAATGCAGGTTTAAATGCAATTAATCCAAGTCAGCCCAATGTACCTACGCCAAGTATCATCAATACCAACGTGAATAATCTGAGCACTGCAACTTATGTGCCTACCAAAATTGAAATTAACATTTCGTTGCTGCCAACCAATACTCGAGCACAAGTCAGTCAGCAATTCAGTGTCAAAGACTTTGCTAATGGAAAACTAATCAAAGGAGGATTCTGGTAATGTCCACTTACACCACTTCCAGTCCTTATTATGCAACAGGCTACAGTCAGTTCTATCTTGACGTTATGGTCAATAGACCAATACCTCGAGAAAGTGATGACTTGTCGTTTGAAATTACACAAACATATCAATATCGTCCTGACTTGCTGGCCTATGACTTATACGGCGATGCAGGCCTATGGTGGGTATTTTATCAACGAAATCCCAACACATTGACCACACCTGTGGTGGATTTCACCACTGGTAAAAAGATTTATCTACCTAAGATTTCTGTACTACAGCAAAGTCTTGGAATTTAATACATGGCTAACATAACAGCGTTACAAGTTCAGATTAATCAGATTAGGGCTCAGCTTGCTGTTCTTAGAGATCGCCTTAATCGACTTTTAGATGATCCGCTTTCGAGTCGCAGCGAGCGACAAGAAGTCCAAAAAGAAATAGATCAACTTGAGTTGCAATTGGGCGTTCTTGAAAAAGAATTAGCAGCAGCATCCGCCACGGCAGCAGACGATTCGTTGATAACACAGATACCGCCTCCGCCGGTAACTGCTGGTCAAACAGTCAATGATGATTCAATAGACAATCCTATTAGGCCTCCTGCACTAGAAGCTGATCCTGTGACTGGTAGGATTACGCCAGCTAATCCGCTGGTAGTACCTACCAATGCTGATTCGACTCCCACAGCAGAAAGCGGAGCCATAGATCTCAACACTGACGGACCTGTGGTTCCGTTGACAGTGACACAAGCTGAAATTAACAAGCCAGATACTCCTATTCCTATTCCCGAGGATGTAATTGACACGGGTCGTGTACCTCTCACAGTTACCCCAAAACCTGGAGCCAAAGTTCCATTGGCTCCGGGCAGAGGCATCAACGATGACGCAGTTACAGTGGGCCCTAGGCAAACAAGCACTGAAGTCAACAACACCTATAACAATCCACAAACTGTACAGCCACAGGCCAATGTATTGGATCAATTCGGTAGCTACACCTATTCTATCAGTGTGTATTTGATGAGTCCTGAACAGTATGCTACTTTGGTGCAAAGCAAAGTAAAAACAGTGGTTGGCTATAATTTACTGTTCCAAAGTGCAGGTGCTCCGGTGGGCGGCCGTAGTCCTTACTTTGGCAATGACTTCTACATCGACGGGTTGACGCTGGAAACAGCGTTCCCAGGCAAGGGCACACGCCAATCGCACAGTGCTGCATCATTTAAGATGACAGTGATTGAGCCTAATGGCATTAGCTTCCTTGACCGTTTGTATCAAGCTGTTCAAGAATTCAAACCTCAAGACGCATCTGGTGCAGTTAACTATACCGCTGCTCAGTATCTGCTGGTTATACGTTGGTACGGCTGGGACCTCAATGGCAAATTAATCAAAGGCCTAGGCGGAAACACATTGAGCGATCCTAATGCAGCCGTTGAAAAGTTTATACCATTTCGCATATCCAAGCTCAACTGGGGCGTTAGCAACAAACTAGTGACCTATGATTTTGAGTGTATGCCGGTGCCGCTGGCCATTGGTGCAACTACATCGCGGGGCACAGTACCTTACAACGTTGAACTGTCTGACGGTACTGTAAAAGGTCTGTTGTCAGGTGATGTACAAATACAAGAAACCAGCGGCACCTCGGCCCCGAACAAAGCCAATGCAGCGCCTACTAACAAAATAACTGTGCGCCAAGGACTCATGGGGGCCATGAATGATTTCCAGAAAAAGTTAGTAGCTGACGGGATCTACGAAATACCCGACGAATACGAAATTGTGTTTGTTGACAAAGCAGATGTGATTGCTAGTGCTAGTATTTTAAAACCAGAAAACGTTGTAAAGAATCTCAGCGCCACACCTATGGCTCCGCCGGTAACCAAAAATGCAACAGGGTTAGATCCCAGCAGAGTCAGCATTGACAACAATGTGCGAAACGTTACTATCACAGCAGGTCAGCAGTTGTTACAGGTCATTGACCTTGTGATTCGTAACAGTACTTTTATCAGTGACCAAGCCCGAGTAGTTAACCAAGAAGAGCCAGAAATCTTCACCGACGAGTTTGGCAATGAATACGAAATACCAAAAAATACTCCGCCAACTGCACTGATATTGTGGCACAATGTTACTATGAGTGCAGTGCCTACCAAGTACGACAAGAAACGCAACGATTATGCGTTTAAAATCACATACTATGTGAGCACATATGTTGCTCCGAACTTTGACAGCAAGTATTTTCCTGTGCCCAAGTTCAACGGTGTTCACAAAAGCTACAAGTATTGGTGGACTGGTGAGAATACCGCGGTGTTAGATTACCAAGTCACGTTTAATCACATGTATCAACAAACAGTGAGCGGCAGCGAGCCAGGCAATTCTGCCACAGACAAGCTGCGTCAGCAGCGGGCAGCAGCCATGCGTGATGTTCCTAAATATGTGTACCAAACTACGAGTACAGAAAGCTCGCAAGGCGCTGAAGGTCGTGCCAACGAAATTGCTGCCAATGCTGCGGAATTTTTATACAGTCCTACTGACCTAGCCGAAACCAAACTTCGTATAGTGGGAGACCCTGCATGGATCATGCAAGGCAGTTTGTCAGAAGGCGTGAACCCTAATCTTTTCAACTTTGGTGGATTTTTGCCCGATGGTACCATCAACATGGACAGCCAGCAAGTGCTGTTTGAAATCGCCTGGCAGCGCCCACAAGACTATGATCTCGGCACAGGACTGGCAGACCCTTATGCCAATATCAATGGCGCTAGAGAACCTATTCAAAGCAACATTTACATTGCTAAAAAATGCATCAGTGAATTCCGCCAAGGCAAGTTTGAACAAACAATTGAAGGATCGTTGTACACATGGCCAATCCCCAGTGGACAAAATACTCCAGCAACTAAACCAGTCAGCGTCAGTGTTAACAGCAGCGGAGTATCAGACCGTGCAGCAGGCACCGAAGTTACTCGCACCGCCGAGCTGGCAATTCCGGGCGCAGGCGCAACCGCAGCACCGCCTACCACGGATGCTGTTAATTTGCAAACGACCAATACAACAGATGCCAATAATCTATTGCCTGATACAGTACAGAGACAAGAAAATTCAGCACCAATTAGCAATGGCGAAGTTGTTGGCTTAAACTTGCCAGCGCCAGAAGTAATTAGGTCATCGGTATCATCGGATGGTGTTCAAACCATAGTAACTCGATCGGTAGATAGTAATGGGGTTGTTTTCTTACAAGAGACTCAGCAGCTAATTACTGTTTCACCATAAGGATAGCACATGTCAGAAGATATTCAGCGAAGTCGAGGTCGGCCACAGAATTACAAGCAGGATCGCGGTGGCGTTCCTGC